GTCAAAGCCATACGCGCAGAACTCAATGTTGTGCGAGGCCTCCTTGAGCTTGAAGCCATACCGCCGGTAGGCGTCAACCATGTCGGAGAAGTCGTTGAATGCCGAGGGCCAAACCTCAACAGCGTCATCTCCCATGGCGATGCACAAACCGCTTCGACCCTGGTCGCTCGCTGTCAACCAGCCAAGCAATACACGGAGCCGGGAATTGGTGCTGGATGTGTTGTACGAACCGGACTTCTGAATGCCGGGCTCAACCTGGTCCCACACAACCCCGTCAGAAAAGACGAAGCGTGACAATCCCAGGCAAATTGCCCGAACCTCAAACATGTGTCCGAGGTTTCCCGCCGCCGTGAGCTGGGCTCGAACGACGGCGTCCCAAGAGAGCATCCATTGTGGCACGGACCAGTCGAAACCCGAAATGTCGCTCGAAGTGGCGTGCACACCGAGTTCGCGAATCTGATCCTGTATTGAAGCAAGACCCTCATCATGCAGGCCCAAACCGGGCTTGCTTGGAATGGTCTGCCAGCAGGCGATCTCTCTGCGATTCTGAGGCCCATTAAGCACCCTCTCAACCAGCTGATCCACGACGGATATGCTGGCGATTAGGCGCATGCGACCCTGTGAGACCTTCAACTCCGAGTGCAATTCGTTCTTAACAAACAAACGCACCTCGTCGGTGAGGCCGGCGCCGACGAGGTCTGCGGCGGACATCCGCTGCACCTGCGCGACGTCGGAACGCCGAATAAGCTCAAGCCTGTCGACCACAAGCCCCACCAGCATGGCCCTGTGCTGGGCCACAAGCTCGCCGTTAGTGCGAGCTAACCTCATCAGTGGGTATCCCGGAGAACTGTCAGCCTCCAGGCTGTCCACCGCGGCCTCCACGAGTGGGACCCAGTTAACGTCACCGCCACGTGAAGCAATCAGAGCACGGTCCGCAAGGTGTCCTGAAGCTGGAAACGCACGTGTCGCTTCGATGACGAACCGGGCGAGGACGCCGGCTGAGGGTTGCGCTGCGTTGGCTTCTCGGAGGCTGGCCTGGTAGGTGGCTGAGCGCCTTTCGGCTGCTGCTGACCTGTCTGGGGCTGCCCATCCTCTGACGGCCTCTTCCTCAAGCGCCGCTTCTTCGAGGAAGGGGTAGCGTTTGGGCTTCGGGTCGACCCGGACGGGAGCGACTCGGCCCGAAGCAACAAAGCCTCGAGCCGCTTCTCCAGACCCTCCAAGTTGCTGCTGTCCGTAGGTGGCAAGGCCCCTGTGGGCCTCGAACCACTCGGGGTAACGCAGCCGGCCTCCTCCCGGCACACCCCCGAGGCCTTCTGGGGTGCGCTGGGAAAATCCGCCTCCGCATCCTCGTCCGCCTCATCCGCCCACAAGGACACTCCGCGGTCGCGGAGCCTCTTCTCAGACGCGTTCACTGACTCAACAGCCAGAGACGACCCGAACCCAACGTACCTCAGGCGCATCGCGCGCTTCTTGGACGGCAGGTCAAGGAAATCGTCGTAGTAAACGACCGCGTTGGTGACAGGCATGTCCAGCTCATCGAGCGGGACCATCTGCCACGCCTTGTTGGCAGCTCGGCTGCTGGTCTCCTTTATCTCAACGGGGCCCA